TCCCTTTAATGTTATACCGCCACCATCTGCTGTTACGTCTGAAGGTGTATCAACATCTCCAAGAGTAATATTTTTATCATCTACTGCAAGAGTAGTTGAGTTAATTGTTGTGGTTGTTCCATTAACGGTCAAGTTACCAGAAAGAGTTAAATCTGTTCCTGATACCGCTCCAGTAAATGTTGCACCAGTAAGTGCTGCTACGTTTGCTGTTAAAGCAACTGTTCCTGTAGCATCTGGGAAGGTTATTGTTCTATCGGCAGTTGGATCTGTAATGGTAAATGTTGTTTCATGATCATTTGCAGTAGCGCCTTCAAATACAATTGAGCCATCATTAAATACTGCTCCAGTAATTACTGGGTTTGTAAGAGTTTTATTTGTAAGAGTATCTGTTGATGATGTAGTAACAACATTGACACCTTCAATAGAAACAACACCAGCAGAAACCCGAGCAATGGTTGTATCGGTAGCATGACCAAGTTCAACAGAACCAACACCAATAGCAGATGATGTTGAGGCTGTAATTCCGCTTACTGGTAATCCAGTTGCGTTTGTCAGCGTTACTGCCGATGGAGTGCCAAGAGCAGGGGTTGTGAAAGATGGGCTATTAGTAAAAGCAAGAACGCCTGTTCCTGATTCGTCGCTAATAATTCCTGCTAGGTCGGCTGAACTGCCAACCTGTAAATTTGTGATTGATACTTTACCATTGGTTGTAATTGCCATATTATGCTATCTCGCTTCCAAAAGCGTTGAATGACATAGTAGAAGCGGAAGCATAAACGGTCACAACATCCGAAGCATCAATAGTGATACCTAGGGTGTAAGCGGTGACTGAGTTTGCTGAAATAGTTGCGTCATAAACTAGATAGTGTTCAGGAGCGAGCGTCGCTCCGTTTGGACGAACTGCGATTCTGTATGAGCCTGACGACGCCGCTTGGTTACAAATAGTGATTGTCGAGATAACCGTTTGTGTTGCGGCGGGACAGGTATACAGCGTCGTGGCAGTCGTCGCACTAGGGTTTGATTGCCCTAGAACTTTGTAGGTAGTTGCCATGCGGTTATCCTCCGATTAGAAGTAATGGACTGATTGTACCAGTCGCGGTGTTTGTGGCTGTTGTAGCACTTGCTGAAGCGCTCGACGCTGAGGCTTGAGCCAAGGTGACGAAGGGGGAAACATCTGCGCCATCCAAACTATAAGTACCAGCGGTTAAAGCAGTATATGTAGCAAAGGCGGTATCTAACGCTGTATAAGTAGCGTAGGTACTGCCGATATACCAATACTTTCCTGAAGCAAGAATTTTATCTGTTGTTTGATTGATTAAAACATCTAAAGCGGTAATGTTAGTTTCAAGTCCCGCGAAACTTGTTTCATCGATAGCCTGTACAAAGTTTTCACTTAATGTAGGAGTCGGGCTAAGGTCGGCTAAATCTAGTGAACCAGCAGTCGTGTAAGGCACCGAAATCGTGTATGTGCGCCCTCCAGCAAAGGATTCTTCAACGGTATAGGTAAAAGGGTTAGGAATAATGTCAGGGTCGTTTGTAGCGGGTAGAGTGACCGAAAAAGCACCCGCGCTAAGGGGAACCACAATGCTAGACGGGGCAACCATTTGGTCATCTGTACCGTTACGAAGAACATCTCCAAGGGTAAAACGAACCTGTCCTGCGATAGCGGCGCCCTCGTAATTTACATAATTTCCTGTAATAGTGACGGTTGTTAAAGAGGTAGCAAGAGCCATTACGCACCAACCAAAAAGAACAAATCAAATCCTGAACCAACAAGATTTTCGGCTGTTTGCTTAGATGTTAAAGCACTACTAACTGCGGTTGATAATAAAGCAGTATTAGTTGAAGCCTCAGTTGTCGCAACTTCTAAATCTGTTAATAAAGTATTAGCGGTGTTGTATCGGGCAATGGGTACATACGGCTCAGCCATTTTAGACCCCCATCATCATCAACTGGTTAGTATTGTAATTTTCTAAAGCACCCGCCGCTTTGGAAGCATCGGTGGCATAGGAACTGGCATCATCGGCTCTATCTTCAGCATCAACAACTAGAACCCGAATACTGTTTGAGTTGTTGTAACGGGTCAATAAAGCCTGATAAGCGTCTACGGATACATAAGCCGCCGCTTCTGCCGAGCCTAGCGCTGGTAGTAAATCGGCTAAGTTCTGAGTTGTTCCTGCTACCGATAAAGGCAAAGCCAATTCGATTGTGCGTCCGCCTGTAAAGTTTTCTTCAAAAGTATAAATAAAAGGTTGAGGTGTTACATCTGTATCGCTAGTTACTGGTAAAACGACAGAAAAAGAACCCGTGGCGTCAAAAGTCTTTTGGATTACAACAGGAATGATAATTACATTCTCTGTAACTTCTTTTAGAATCGTCTGCGGGGTGATATTGATTGAGCCACGAACAGGGTTACCGCTCAAATCTACATAAGTCCCAACAACCGTACAGGTAGATAATGTCGTTGGTAAAGCCATTTATCAAGTGCCTTGACGGAAAATGTTTACAGTCTGTGTTGAGGAAGCAACAACGGCATAAAGTTTTTCATCATCTTGGAGTTCTACTGAAAAACTTGTTCCTTGAATTAACTCGTAACCGTAACTTGTTGTGGTCACTCCTTCGCCGCCTAAATACACGGTAGCCCCTGATGTAGGAACTTGAACGCTGATGGTCTGACCGTCTTTGCCATCATAGTCAGAAGTAAGTTTGGTAGCGGTAGTTCCTACTGAAATTCTTTGATGTGATACTGCCATATAAACTCCTAAGAAAGAAAAGGGCGATTCATTTTACCGAACCGCCCTTTTGCGCTATTCGGCGACTTCTTTTGTTTTCTTTATAGCCTTTGGCTTTTCAACCTCGACTACTTTTTCTTCAACTACATCATCTTCAATCAATTTGATGTAGCGATTATTAGCCAAAGACTTAGCGTGACGCCAGCCTTTGACTTCTACAATCTCTCCAGCCACAAGTTTGCGACCATCAACAATCATTGATTTAAGAATTTGTGCTTTCATATTACGCAGTCATGTCAATCCACACATACGAAAATGTACGCGCTGTGTCATTGATTGCTGAAGCAGTTGGATTGTAAAGATAAATTGAAACTGTGTCGTCTGCTGAAATAGCCGCTCCACAGAAAATCAAATCATCATTTAGGTCTGCTGGTGGGTTTACAATAATAATGTCAGTTGTCTTAGCACCTGTAAGAGTGAAAGTAACTGAACCGCGAGTTGTAGCCGCGATTGAAGCAGGGTCTACTGATGCTGTACCAAAATCTAGTCCATACACCATATCGCCAGTTGAGGCTTGAATAGCACCAACTGAAACTTCACCGCGAGAAATACGATTTACTTGAGGCATTTATTTTCCTTTTCTAAGAAAGAAGGGGAGAGCCTTTTCAGACCCTCCCCCTCACTCAACTTAATTAAGCGACGATTGAAGTCCAAAAGTAGCCGAGGTCAGCGGAGATGACTTTGTTATCGAAAGCCATTTCTGCTTCAACGCGGTCTGACTTGATGGATTCCATGCGGAACTGTGATGTTCCGATTGTTGCGCCAAGTCCACCTGATACGCCAGTCCATGCGAATGTGTATCCAGCAGAAGGAGTTAGTAGTCCAGGCTGAGGAGCAACATGGCAAAGAAGAGCCTTCTTACCGTGAGCAAAGCCGTAGGCTTCAGTAGCACCTTCGTTGTTTGTTGCCTTGACTGCCTTAGCAACCATAACGCGAGGGATGTCAAACATTGCGGCCAACATATCGGTTGTGATTGTCTGTGAAGATGTGTACTTGATGCGGTCTACAAGGTCAGGGTGATTCTTTAGTGACTTGAATACATCGTATCCAAGAACCAAAGTGTTCGCTTCCATACCTGTGTTTCCTAGAATTTCAGCCTTAGCCGCTTCTAGGTCAGAGATTGGGTCAGATGAAGTGTAATCACTCCATTGCTTTGTTTCTCCTGAAGATGGAGCGCCTGATACACCTGTTACATCGTCAGCCCATACACCAGTTCCGAAGAAATCGGATACCCATTGTAGTTCACGACGAAGCATTAAACGGCGAGTAACGAACTCTGTTGCCTCACGAAGAGGATTTAGAGGAGCGTCTGCGTTAGCAACAGTTTGGTCATCAACATCTTTGTGGAAAGCCCACACATCTGCTGAATATGAACCTGTTGAAAGATTGTAACCGCCACCAGCAGATTCAGTTCCAGGCGCACGGCGTTGAGCCTCATCGCGGAACCAATCGTTCTTGGTGTAAGTAAAGTATTTATCGCTCTTCTTATCGACAGGGATTACTGGGAATACCTTGTCTGCGATAAAGTTATCTTGGTTCTGTAAATAAGCAACCGAGATGTTTGTAAGAATCGCGTCCACATGGACGGAATTGATATTTGGCTGTGGCATTTTTAGTTATCCCCCTTACGCCGCACGGTGCGGGTTCGCACAGTTAATTACGGCGGTGACGATGTTCGCATCAGCCGCAGATTCGGTAATTAGTGTTCCGACGACATACTTGGTTGTATCTGTACCAGCAACTAAAGCAACTGCTTTACCTGCTGAAGATGTACCAATCTGTGCGCCTTCTCCGATTGCCGCACCAGCGACAATCTTTGTACCTCCGACAACAAGCACTTCTGCTTCTTGTCCTGAAGTTGGTGCGTTCTGAAGAACTCCAACAGGAATGTCAGTTGCGGCTGCCGCCGCTACTGCCTGTCCTGATGAATCCAACTTAACGAATGTGTATTGCTTTGTGGAAAGGTCGGCACCTGCTACGAGGGTGACCTTTACCGAGTAATTACTGATTTCATACGCCATGGTTAGGCACCCTTCTCGGATAGGTATTGGCTGTAAAGGTCAGGGTTTTTTGACGCAACATCAGCCAACGCTTGAGCGAAAGACTTTGCTACACCCTCATCAACGGCAGACTTAGCAAGCGTAGTCATACGCTCATAAGCATTACCTGATTTGAAGTCCGCGGACTTGCCGATTTCCGCAAAAATTGATGCTGATTCAGCCTGAGCATTTACAGAAGAAAGAATTTCTTCAACGCTCTTTAATAGTTCTGAATCTGTTTCAGACAAACGACGGAGCGCTGGTCCAACTTTTTCAGCATTGATGTTGAGGTTAGCCCAACCCTTTGCCTTTTCGACTGCTTGAGCATCAGCACGGGCAATGCGCTCTTTACGAAGTTCAGCGGTTGCCTCATCTGCTTGCTTTTTTAAGTCTGTAATCATTTTAACAACTGAAGTAGGAGCGGACTTTAGATATTCCTCTTCTTCTTTCTTAGGTTCCATTGAATTCTCGTCAATCGCCATTTCAACTTCGACTTCAGGCTTCATTTCCTTTTCGGCGAGTTTGGCTTCGAGTTCAGCGATACGGGCTTGCGCCGCCGCTAATTCTTCCTCAACGGTTTTTTCAACCTTATCTTCAGTTGCCTCGGTAGTTTTCATATCCTCCATATTGGAGTCCTCCTTGGTCAGCGATTTGTCGAGAACCCTCTGAACTTCAGATTCGGATGCTGACTTCATTACAAGCCAACCTTCATGTAAGTGCGCTGGATGGTCTACGCCACTCGTTTCCTCAATGGCAAGATTCACCATTTTGCGGGTACGGGGTTTTGCCAATTTATGCTCCTAACAAACTAGAGGTAAGTTTTTTTTAGCATAGGGCTAATAAAACTAACCTCGGGTCTTGACACGCTTAGAATACCATAGGTGTAATTCGCGCCTTTTATTGGTTAGCCATAACCCTTGTCTTAGCCAAGGCTTCAATCAAATTTGGCGATACCCACATTGAAAAAGGGTTTTCATTAGCCCAAAAACGAGCCAGTCTAAAGTGATAATCAGTTTGGTCTATCTTTGTCCATACGAAAAAGGCTTGAGCATCGTTGGGCAGATTGACTTGGATTCCAGCATACCCAGGCGGGGTTGAAACTCTTTGAGCATCAAGATTCATTGACTTGAGAATGTTCATTGTGTCGTCAATGATGCTAAACATTAGTTCTTCTTTCTAGGATAATCCATTGTATCCATCCACTTTGGGTCATCCGCATCTAACTCTTCAAATTCTTCTTCAGAGTCATCTTTGTACGGAACAAAATTAGGTTTTGAATTTTTAGGCTCTGAAGAATCTTCACCTTCAGAATCATCGGCATTACGCCAATCGCCATGACTAGATTGGTCATGGTCGCCGTGCTTCTCAATATCTATTTTTTTTTTAGAGTGGAGACCTTATGTCCAACTTTAGTATCAGTTGGTTTGCCATCTCGGTATAAAACAATTAACGCCGCAGGGTCATCTTCTGTTCCCTCAATTTCAAATGATGAATCAGGAACATTGATTTTGCCCGAGCGTTCAATTCTTAAAACTCTACCTTCAGCACTACCGCCTGAAGAATTCCATGAAACTTTATCGCCGACTGATACAGCCTTACTTAATACTATGTTTTTTTTTACAGCAACAGCCTCATTGATGGACTTACCCATACGGCGCATTGCTTCCATAACCATTGACTTTGCGTATCCGCTAAGACCCTTGAAGCCAAACTTTCTAACATCTTCTTCAATCATCTTAAATTCATCTTCGTCCATACCAGCCAAAGGTCCCTTACGAAGTTCCGCTAACATTCTTGAATCTTTTTTCATACGGTCTCTTTCTTTTTAGGTTTTTTCTTTGACGGTGACATTATTGTATCAACATGAACATCCGACACCGTTGGGTCGTTCTTTTCTAAGTCTATATCAACGAATAAACGCTCTGCTTTTCCGCCGATTGAATAGCCACGAATCTTTCCTTCCGTAACCATTTCCCAAGCCCAAGGCTCCCAAATCACACCGAGGAAAACTGTGTTAGGTGGGTAGGTGTGTTCTAAATCTTCGCCTTCAGAAGTTTTAATAGGAACGGTCAATGAATATGGAAACGCCATAACCTCAACCCATTCTCCAGCAACTACATCACGATTATGCTGTAAACGGATACGACGGTCATTGCTTCTTACATAATCCCAAACCGCTCTTTGTAGTTCATCTGAATCTGTCCACTCTCCATGGGCATCTTCCATATCAGGGATATACATTGCTCCAAGCGTGTAACGCTTTTCGCCCTCGGCTTTCTGTAAGTCAAACTTACCTAAAGCCTTTGTAGCGCTTTCAGTAAAGACATCAGGGAAAATCTGTCGGGCTACCTCTTCGGCAACTTCTTGGAATTCACCCTCGCCTTGAACTAGATAGCGCACAACATCTGCGTCGGGATTATCTACCCAACTCTTTGTACGAATATCCCATCTGTCCTCGACCATGGCTGTTTCTCCGCGCTCAAAGCGATAAATGTTTATCGCTTCGTTATTGGCGCCTAGTTTTGCGAAATACCGCATACGGCTATACCTCCTCTCGTTATTGTCCACATAATATCAACCCCAGTTGATTTAGTCAATCCAGCCTGTTGAGCGGTCTCATAAGTTTGAACTACGAGCGTTCCAAGGGTCAAAAGTTTGCCCATGTTGGCAGGGCGAGGGATTGCCTTAGCCTTATCGACCATTCTGTCCCACAGGGCTTGACGCTCGGTGTTGTCTTTAGAAACTCGATATGTTTCATAGTCATCATGTAAATCTTTTTCTTTAACTCTATGAGAGTTTGGGGTGTGAAGTTGTAGTTCAACCTTGACCCCATCCTTGCTAAGTTTGATATTGGTGCCGTCATAAGGGTCACCTGCTTGCCAAAAGTTTTTAACCGATTCAACTTTCCAACCAGTTTCTTCAACTGACTTAATTGTTC